ACATGTATGAAGAGGTTCACGACATCTTAAACAGCAAGGATTGGGCAGAGCAGTCATACAAGGCTTCAAGGCTGTTGGACATGCTGGCTCACAATTTTAACGTAGATACAGGCCACAAGATTAGCACTGTAGTGGAGTTGTAAGATGAAACGTAGCATTACAATTTATCGCACACCCACAGATGAGTGGTGGGCAAAGACACTGGAGAATTTGTGGGTCACAGTTCTTGAGGGCGCTAGTAACTATTGGGTGGACAAGATCAACTACGACATGCCTGAAGGCATGTTGTTCAAGGACGATCTGCCAAGTTTGAAGAGCGGCGCACATCTCGCAGAAAACTTTGAGGTGAAGATCTATCATGGCTCCGATGGTTGGGAGCCGGATGATGAAAGTGAAGTAGAAACAGTGAAGACGTTTGACGTTATGTATCAAGGCATCAATCGTCTGCCTGATGAGTTGAAACTTGTTATCGCTAATGATGGCGATTGGGATGCCAATGACGCTGATCATATCTTCCAGTTAGGTGTGTTTGGGGAGGTTCGTTATGGGTAATTACGAGGTCAGAGTGATCAAGCATTGGTCAGGTAAAACATATAATGTGAATTTGGCTTCTTTTGACAAGAAAGGCTATGGCGTGAGTTACGGCAAAGCATTCAATGTCTCAAAGAAAGAAGCTGATAAAGAGGCGAAACGTGTCGCCGATTTGTATGGCGTAAAAGAAATTATTTATACTTAGTCATTTTTTTTATTGACAAGTATGCAATGACTTCTTATGTTGACTATACAAGACTATCAACCAAAATGTTAGAGAGGTAAAAACAATGGTTGCGAAAAAAACAAATGACACTATTGAGATCCACAGTGTAAAGCGTGGAAACATTACTTTGCGTATGATTGGTCAGACGCCGCTGTACTTCAACAGCATGTCTGCAAAAGCCATGCGTGATCTTCTTGTTGGAGGCGGCAGAAAAACTGCCGCTGAAAAAAAAGAGATCAAACACAATCCTGAACAGGAGTTTCGTGAGAGCGTGTATACAAAGTCTGATGGCGATACTTATCTTTGCTTCCCTGCGCCGGGTGTAAAGAGTGCCATGGCTACGGCAGCGCTAGAGACTGCTGGCATCAACAAAACAAATGTTAATCGTGGCATCTTTGTGCCGGGTGATCACATTCAGATTTGGGGCAAGCCTTACCTGAAGATGGACATCGTAAGATCGGCTGATATGAACAAGACGCCGGATGTTCGTACTCGTGCGTTCCTGCCTGATTGGGTTGCTGAGATCAACATCAAGTACGTTGTGCCTACTTTCAGCGCTCACTCCATTATGTCTCTTTTAAACAATGCAGGCGCAATGGTGGGCATTGGTGACTTCCGTCAGGAAAAGGGGCGTGGTTCTTATGGCACTTTTGCAGTTGCTGGCTCTGAAGATATGGGTGAGTATCAAGAGTTGTGGGACAGCATTACACAGGAAAGTCGTGAGGTCCAAAAACTTGCGATGGAAAACCCTGAGTGCGCGGATGAAAAGACTGCTGAGTTGATGCAGTTCTTACAAGAGGAAAGGCTGCGTAGAGCAGCCTAAGAGAAGAGGGGCGGCGACTAATGTGGTGGTATTGATCAGTACCGCCTGCCGCCCCTCTGTTTTTTTATGTATAGGGTCGCGGTTAGATATGGTTAGGTCTGGTATGGCGAGGCCGCTTTTGGCGGTTCTGTTTAGGTAAGGCGGGGTTCGGCCCGGCACGGCAGGGCTAGTCGCGGCGAGGCGGTTATGTTGAGGTATGGACGGGTTTGATGTGTTTTGGCAGCGTAAGTCAGGATAAGGCGGTCTCGGTATGGTCAGGTCTGTTAGGGCTACATGGGTTTAGGCAAGGCGGTTTAGGTGCGTTTAGGTCTGGAACGGTCAGATCCGGTGAGTTACGGCGCGGCTAGTCATGGCGGTCAAGGTTAGTTCGGGTCAGTTGTTTCGGGTTGAGGTGATGCTTGGTTAGGTTCGGCAAGTCTAGTCGGTCATGGTTGGGAGAGTTGAGGTCAGGTCAGATCAGGTGCGTTGCGTCGGTTCTGGTAGGTCAGGTCTGATAGGTTTAGGCTGGTGGGTCAAGGCGGTTCTGGTAGCGCAAGTTGCGTTTGGTTAAGTTGAGGCCTGTCCCGGCGGGGCGGTCAACCAGTAAAATTGTTCGTGTGAAAAAAAGGAGGGCAAAATGGCCTATTTTTCAAAGAAGACTAAACAGAGGATCATTGATGATTATCTGAATGTAACAGGGAACAACATGTTCGTTCCCGATGAGTTCGTAGTTTGGCTCGCTGATCATCCAGAGCATGAAGCATATAATGCTTTTCATGGGCGTGACGAAGAGTTGCTACATGCAGCAAAGCTGGATCTGGCGCGAAGGTTCGCATCTGGACTACGCATCGTTGCCAAGACTGAGGTGATCGAAAGCGAAGTTCGCCACATCAAGGTTACTGAGTACCCGGCGTACATCTCTCCGGTCACAACAAGGCGTCAGGGCGGGGGCTATGAGCCTTTTGACCCCGATAGTGAGGAATCACAGGCCGAATTGCGACATCAGGCTGGTGTGCAGCTTGCAGCGTGGCTTAACCGCTACCGTGGTGCCGCTGAACACATTGGGCTGGACATGACACCAATTGAACGCATGGCAGAAACGCTGCGCGATGATCAAGTGGAGGCCGCTGAGTAGAACAAGGGGCGTGGTATACCTTTCTGGGCGAGGAGCATTAGGTTTGTCCTCGTCCTAGCCTCCCGATGGCGGAACACAACGCCGTGGATCCCTAAATTGAATGCTACCCTAGTTAATTCATTGAGCAGCAATCATGGGCAAAGACAGGCCGCGCATAATAAACAAACTGTCTAATCCACGGAACACCTAAATTATGCCAGTTCTGGATTTGTTCTGGTTTTGGTTTGCAGGTTTAAAAAACCAAAGTTGGTACCCCAAAGTTGATAAAGTTGTTTGTTATCAAGGGGTTAAGAGGTTTTGGTTTGGGTTTGCAATGATAGCAAAAACAAAGTAAAATAGGGGTCGTAAGTCATTGAAAAGGTTCAAACTTTGTGGTTTGGTTTTTTCACCCTATTACATAGGGGTATAGGTATATAAACCTATACCCTGTAGCATGGTGGTCAGCGCCGCAAAAATGGAGGTAAATGTGGACCAGAGTAATTGTTCTTATTGTGGGGAGCGTAAAGGCTATATCGTACTGTCTGGTAAGCAGTGGTGCGAAGTGTGTTGGGAAGATGCACAGAACAATTTCAATCAAAACTATGAAGAGTTGCTAGAGCGTAGGTATTTGATCAAAGGCATGCAAGATGCAGGTTGGCAGATTACTAAGAACGGCAACATGTATTATCCAGATGATGAACACAGCAACGTGTTCCATATAAGCTACTAGGAGGGCAGTATGCCAAAGGTCGGAGAGGATCTGCCAAAGGAACAGCGAGAAGCTGGCCTGAAGCGCCTGAAGCCACAACAACAACAGTTTCTGGATTACTATCTACACAAGGATATGACGCAGACAGAAGCAGCGCGACAAGCGAAGTACAAAAACCCAACGGTGCAAGCCGTGAGGCTGTTGCGTAATCCAGTGGTGCAAGAACGCCTGCAAGAGATGAGGCTGGAGGCGCAAGCAAGGTTCGGGGTGACGGTAGACAAGTCAGTTCGGGATCTTAAAAAGCTGCGGGATCAAGCGTGGGAGATGGGCAAATTTAGCGAAGCTATTCGGGCTGAAGAGCTGCGCTTGAAGGCTGCGGGACTACTTATCAACAAGCAGCACGTTCTCAAAGAGGACATCACAGCGTCCACAAAAGAAGAAATCGCGCAGAAACTGGAGGATTTTAAGCGGCTCGCAGAGGGGCGTATGCGTAACGTAACACCAGATGTGGAAGCAATAGAACATGATCCACAAGATATAGTGTCGGATAACTGAGAGTTCGTTAACTCCCCTCGTGCGCCTTGGGCGGGGGGAGGAGGCGGAGTCTGGGGGTTCCAGTAGAATTGTTCGGGTTCGGGATGGTC